GATGCCACGCAGGAAATGACGGATGTCGAATCGTTCGAGGTGCTGGAGCCCCTGGCCGATGGCTTTCGCAACTGGCTGAAGAAGGACTACGTCGTCACTGCGGAGGAATTGCTGCTCGATCGGGCGCAATTGATGGGATTGACGGCCTGCGAGATGACCGCGCTGGTCGGCGGCATGCGCATGCTGGGTACCAACCACGGCGGTAACAAGCATGGCGTGTTCACCGATCGTGTCGGGGCGTTGACGAACGATTTCTTCGTGAACCTCACGGACATGGCTTATACGTGGAAACCTGCCGGGCGCAACCTGTACGAGATCCGCGACCGCAAGTCGGACGCGCTCAGGTGGACGGCTACGCGTGTAGACCTGGTCTTCGGGTCCAACTCGATCCTTCGCGCCTACGCCGAGGTCTACGCCCAGGACGACAACAAGGAGAAGTTCGTCAGGGACTTCGTTGCCGCGTGGACGAAGGTCATGAACGCCGACCGTTTCGATCTGGCATGACGCCAGGCTTGTGACCCTGCGCCGCGCTTCCGCGCGCGGCGCAGGGATATTTGCCATGACCGGGGCAGTTTGTCTCGTGACCGGATTGGACGGGAAATGCAGTGTTTCGGCGCATCTGGCCGAGGTGCTGCCCACAGGGCATGCGCCCTGAACCCCACGCCTTGCGGGGATTCGCGAAAAGAAAAAGGGCCTAGACAGTCTCCAGGCCCTTGGTATTGGTGGTGGGGCGGCAGCCTGCGCCAAACTGCGTTGACAAGACATATTACCGGCGTCCCGGCAAGTTGATAAGTCCTGCGGGCTGCTGCGAAAAGCGGGGGGTTGACAGGCCAGAATTGGCGGACGGTCGCGCGGTTCTTCTCGTAGATTGGTTGCCGATAGGGCCGTTCAACCGCATCTGTTTCCGACGGCGGTTCGGTTCCCAAACCCGCAATCGAACCCCCGTCCCTCACTGGCCCGTCTGCTTTGCGGAGAAAAAGCGGACTATCTCCGCGCAATACGCGGCGAATATCTTGCGCTTGCGGAGAATGAGGCCCATAATCTCCGCATGAATAGCGGCGATTACAAGTACATCTGGCAGGCCGGCGACTGGCCGAACTGGCGCTTCGATCTGGCGGCGCTGGCCGGTCCCCTGGCTGAAGTTAGCCGTGCCCAAGGCTTGCTGATGGGGCGCCTGGCTGACGTCGGCATGGCCTTGCGCGACCAGGCGAGCCTCTCGGCGCTCACTGAAGACGTGGTCAAGACCAGTGAGATCGAGGGCGAGCGGCTCGACGTCGAGTCCGTGCGCTCAAGTATCGCCCGCCGCCTGGGTGTGGACATCGGTGCCCTGGCGCCGGTGGATCGGCACGTCGAGGGCGTGGTCGAGATGGTGCTAGATGCCACGGCCAACTGCGTGGCTCCGGTAACCCGGGAGCGCCTGTTTGGCTGGCATGCCGCGCTGTTTCCCACCGGCTATTCCGGTCTTTCCAAGATCCGGGTAGGCGGCTGGCGGGACGATGCCGCCGGCCCGATGCAGGTGGTATCGGGTCCCATCGGCCGGCAGCGGGTGCATTTCGAAGCGCCACCGGCCGACCGCCTTGACACCGAGACAGACCGCTTTCTCGACTGGATCAATGGCGAGTCGGGCGAACCGCCGCTCATCAAGGCAGGGCTGGCCCATCTATGGGTCGTCACCTTGCATCCCTTCGACGACGGCAACGGCCGCATCGCCCGCGCCATCGGCGACCTGCTGCTCGCCCGTGCCGATGGCAGCCCGCAGCGCTTCTACAGTCTGTCGGCGCAGATCCAGCGGGAACGCAAGGTGTACTACGACATCCTGGAGCGCACCCAGAAGGGGACGCTCGACGTCACCGACTGGCTCGCCTGGTTCCTTGCTGCCTTGCACCGTGCGGTCGATCAGGCCCAGCACACCCTCGACGCCGTGCTGACCAAGGCGCGCTTCTGGCAGCGCTTTGCCGGTACGCCGATGAACGAGCGCCAGGTGAAGCTGCTCAACCGGTTGCTCGACGGCTTCGAAGGCAAGCTCACCACCAGCAAGTGGGCGGCCATCGCCAAGTGCTCGCCGGATACCGCACTGCGCGACATCAACGATCTGCTGGTGCGCGGTGTTCTGCGGAAGTCGGATGCAGGCGGGCGCAGCACCAGCTACGAGTTGAACGAGCTGCCGGCGGCGTGAGTGCTCCTCGGAACGACTTGGCTCCCCGACCGAACAGCGCCTTCATGGATGCCTGCCAACTCATTCGGAAGGAGACCAAGATGGAAGTCGTTCATCTCAACCAGAAGCAACTGGCCACCCGCTGGGGTGTCAGCGAGGCAACACTAGAGCGCTGGCGCAGCGAGGGCCTTGGACCCAAGTTCCTGAAGCTCTGCGGCCGCGTCCTCTACCGTCAGATCGACATCGAAGCCTACGAGGCAGCGTGTCTGGCGACCTCGACCAAGAGCCGTGGCGCGCGGGTGAGCGCGGAGTGATGCGTGTTGGGTTTCCCCCGTCCCTGTGCCCGATCCCGCTGTCGGCGTTGGGGGCAAGCCATGGCTGGCAAGACTCCGCAACATCGCCATTGAGGGCCTCTTATCCTTACTGTATAGTGCAGTACATTTGCAGCGGTGTCTGGAGAAGATATGGCCACCAGCAAGACTGCCACGCTGACCTTTCGGATCGATCCTGGCCTGAAGGAGGCTCTGCGCATCGCGGCGGATCAGGAACACCGCTCCATAGCGAACATGGTCGAGGTTCTGATTCGGGACTACTGCGAGCAGCGCGGCATTGCAATTCGGCCCTCCGAGGAAACCAAGAACAAACGCGGGGTGCGCGCATGATCAAAGCTGCAGCGAGTTAGCGCCATGACGAAGAATGTCCACTCGGCTCGACGCGCGGATTGCTCGATCATCGCGCTCGACAAGTTCATCCAAGCGACCCGAGACTCTGGGTACAAGGGTACAGCGAGCGCGATCTCAGAACTCGTTGACAACTCTATCCAAGCGGGTGCCACGCGTATCGCGATCTCCGTCGCGGCCAAGACCAGCGACGACGAGGAGAAGGCGATCGAGGTTTCGGTACTGGACAATGGCTGTGGGATGGACCCGTCGACACTGCGTCAGGCACTTCGATTCGGCGGCAGCACTCGATTCGGAGATCGCCGAGGACTTGGGCGGTACGGCATGGGCCTACCCAATGCGTCGCTGAGCCAAGCGCGGCGTGTCACAGTCTTCACGTGGCAGTCGCCGAAGGGCGCGCGTGGGCATGACACCCCGAACGTGTACTCGTCGTACCTCGATGTAGATGAGATCGTGCGCTGCGAGATGATCGAGGTACCCGAGCCGAAGGTGGTGAAGGTGTCGCCAAGCGAGTGCGCCGGGAACTCGGGGACCCTCGTTTGCTGGTCGCAGTGCGACAGGCTCGACAATCGCCGCGTCTCTACCATCGTGCGCAAGCTTGAGGTCGAACTCGGGCGACGTTTCAGGCACTTCATCTGGAAGGGCCTCCGCATCACCATCAACGGCGATACGCTCGACGCCTTCGATCCGCTCTACCTACACCCGAAAGCAGAGATCTCTGGCGCCCAACTCTTCGGCGAGGAGATGCGCTTCGAAGTCCGCGCCGATCCGCTCGATTCGCGGAAAACTGGTTGGGTGAGCGTGCGCTTCACGGAACTGCCGGTCCACGCGTGGCACAAACTTTCGAATGACGAGAAGCGCCGAATCGGTCTCTCGAAGGGTGCCGGCGTCTCAATCGTCCGTGGAGGACGCGAGGTGGACTACGGCTGGTTTTTCATGGGTAGCAAACACCGAGAGAACTACGACGACTGGTGGCGCTGCGAGATCCAGTTCGATCCGATCCTCGACGAAGCGTTTGGCATTACGCACACGAAGCAACAGGCTCGCCCCCAGGCGCACCTCATCGAGGCGCTCTCGCCAGACCTCGAGGCGACGGCGCGTGCCCTCAATGGCCGCGCACGCAAGGCCCACACCGCCGTGAAGGCGAGCGAACGCTTCTCCGAGGCGGAGCGCATCGCCAACGAGCGGGACCACCTCCTGCGCCCTCTCCCGCGCAGTGCTGACCCGACAGCGCGGGCGCTGATGCGTGAATTGGAGGAAAGTCACCCGACGCTACGGGATCGCGCCGATGAGGCGGATCGCTACAGCATCATCGAGCACTCGGTGAAGGACACGTCGTTCTTCACACTCGCGCACGACGGGGACAGGCTTGTGCTCGTATTGAATCCTGATCACCCCTTCTACCGCGAGATCTACAAGCCGCTCTCTGAAGGCGAAGCCCCTCGCGATCCACAACTCCGCGCCAAACTCGAACTGCTCCTCCTCGCGGCAGCGCGGAGCGAAGCGGCCGCGCGCGGGAAGGTCCCGGCGCTCGCCAAGCATCGGCTCGAGTGGAGTAACACCTTGGCCGCCTTCCTGAACGACAAATGACCAGCGTGCCCAACACATGGACCATGCTGGAGCCGTCGCTCCCGAGCAAGGTGTCGCAAGACGCCTTCGTGGAGCACGCGCGCGCGCTGGCGAAGGTGTGCCGGCGGGAGCGCACTGAGGAGGCGATCGAGAAGGCGCGCGGCGCGTTCGTTGCTGAAGTCACGGCGTGTCGTCGCAGCGATCGGCAGGCGCTGCTCGCGGCGGGGCTCGTCATGACCGACCTCGCGACGCAGGGCTGGACGGTCCGCGTGCGCAGCGAGCGCGTCGAGGTCAAGCCGCCTGACCCCGTTACCGACCAACTCGCCGAGAAGGCACGCATCCGTCGGCAGGAGTTGGTCAAGCGCAACGCCCAACTCCGTCAGCCGTCGGTGCAGCGGTTCCTGGAGGCGATGGAACGCCAGCGTCTCCACGATGGGAGGTACGTATCGATCTACTCGCTCATGCGCGACGGGCGAGATCTCGCGGAGGGCCTTCGGGAGGCGCGGACGCACCTCAACAACGGCTGGGCCGACGTGCTGTCGAAGCTCGTCGATCCCTACCTCCAGTTCGTTACCTCTGAGAACGCCGCGTGCGAGTTCACCGGGCTGCGCCTGATGGACGTGTGGCGCTACTTCCGCCACACGTGGACGAACCAGTACACGAGCGTGCCGGGCCGGACGATGGTCTTCCTCGTACGCGACCGCGCCGCCGCCAACCACCCGGTGATGGGTATCGGCGCGCTGAGCAGCCCGATCATGCAGATCCGCGAGCGCGATTCATGGATCGGGTGGCACCCGGAGACCTTCCTTGATCGCGTGCGGACCGCGCCGACGCGAGAACTCGCTAAGTGGCTCGTCGACACGCTCGACGCCGCCATCGACGAAATCTACGTAGCGGACCTGATCGAGGACGGCATCCTCTCGACGCGCGATCTCAAGACGCCCTCGTTGGCAGCGATCGAACGACTGCTGAAAGAGAGCGCCGAGGCGCGCAAGAAGCACCACCGCTTCGCGCGCTCGCGTGACCACAAACAGAAGCGCTCCACTCTCCCGGGCGATGAGTACTGGATCGTGAAGGCCAGGACGCACCTGTTCCGCAGCAAGCGCGCGCTCGCCCTCTCGACGTACCTCCGTGCGCGCGCGGTCCTCGACGAGGCATTCGGTGGCAGGCCGACGGCGGAGAAGCTCGCCACGCTCGCAAAGACCGGCTCCGGCAGCGACGCGATCCGCAGGGTGCTCAAGAAGGCGAAGGCTGACCGGGTAGGCATCGCGGTCGCAGACATCTCGGTGTGCGGCGCAGTGCAGCCCTACAACGCGCTTCTCGGCGGCAAGCTCACTGCCATGATGGCGGCGAGCCCAGAGGTCGTACATCAGTACCGTCGACGGTACGCCCACGCGGAGAGTGAGATCGCGTCCTCGATGGCTGGGCGGCCCATCGTGCGTGCTTCGAAGCTCGTGCTCCTCGGCACGACGTCGCTCTACGGCGTGGGGTCGAGCCAGTACAACCGCATCAAGATCCCGGCGGAGCGCCTCGGGGGCAATGCGGAGGACGTCATCCGCTACGAAGAGTTGGGTCGATCGGAGGCGTTCGGCACGTCGCAATACTCCGAGGAGACGGTCGACGCGCTTGTCGACCTCGTGCAGCAGTCCGACGCGCAGCGTGTGAACAGCATTTTCGGCGAGGGCGTGAGCCCAAAGCTGCGTAAGGTGAGACAAGCGCTCGACCTGCTGAACCTGCCGTCGGGGATGCTCCTCCGCCACCACCGTCCGCGCGTCGTGTACGCGGTGAGCCTTATCAAGAACCTCGGCGACTACCTCATCGGCGCCGCCAAGCGGCCCGAGTACGTAGTACCGGTCAACGAGGGCGTGGCGGCGACGGCGGCGATCGGCGCGTGGTGGCGCGAGCGGTGGTTACGAAATCGGATCACCTCCGATGACGTCCTCGATGAGGTCGAGCGGCACACAAGCGTCCGTCCGATCACCCACGGGGCTCGTGTTCCCCTCCAGCGCGCCGCCCCCCAGCAGCCCATGTACTCCGATCTGTCGTGAAGTTCCAGAAGGATGATGATGAGTAAGTTCAGGGACATCCGAGAGAACATCGCGCTCGTGTGGGGAGTCACGAGGCAGTCCCCTGCGTGCGCGCTGGGGTGGTGCGCTCGGTCTCACCTGACGACGACCGACGCGCAGCGCGCGGCCGTGCGGCTCGGGAAGTGAACAGGTGTCGTGATGGATCTGGGGGCGTGGAACCAGCGACTTGCAGAGCACTTCGGCGCCCTCGCGCGTGACCGCAAGGACATCCCTGTCTTCGCCTTGGAGCACGGCCTCGCGCAGGCCGAGTTGCTGGCGCTGCAGAACGCGCTGCGCGTCCACATCCAGGTCTCGGCGCCCGCGCGCGACCACCAACTCGTTTGGGTCGTTTACGCGGCGGAGATCGGGTACGGCTACGCGGGGAACGAGTACTGGCAAACCTTCGAGGATAAGACGCCAGGCTGGACGTTGAACGGTAGGCGCGACTGGATTCGCGACGCCTTTGTCGCCTTCCAGAGGAAGTTCGCGGGCGCCAAGCCGTCGGGCCCTTGGGCGGAGCAGTTCTCGATCATTGCGTGGCCCATCACGCACGCGATCCTCCCGTGCGACCTGCAACAGCAACTCGCGCGCATCCTCTACGAACTTCGGCACTCGTTCTCCGGCGAACTCTTCGATGAGCCGCAGCGCCTCGGGGACTTCATCGCCGCGCGGAGTTGGAACACGTCGGCGCGCTTCCAAAACCTCGTGCAGGCGCCGGCGCTCGTCGGCCAGATCGCCGCCGCGCTCCTTCTCCAAGGAAGGGAGGGCTTCAAGCCGCTGCTCCACCCGACGACGCTGAAGCGCATCAGCGATGACGTCGACCGCGAACGTCGCGGTCGCGACTGGCTGCGCGGCGCGCGCCGCGCGGCGGAGGAGCGGGCGAAGATCCGAGGGCTGACCATCGGCAGGTCAACGAACACGACGTACCAGCGGCGTGAGGAGGCCCGAGAAGAGGTCGTACGACTCGGCATCGAGCCGCGCCTCGTGCTGCGACCCATCGAGGGGTCACGCTGGGAGGTTTCGCTCGAAATCCCAGACCTCTCGCACCTGCTCCTCCGCTTCCCGCAGGTGCGAGAGGTCCTCACCGAATCGCGATGCACCGTCGCGGGCGCGGCGGGGCGCCCGCTTGCGAGGGGACGCTGCCTGCACGGTCCCCAACGCGTCCCGCTCAGCCGCTGGCCCCGGCCCGAAGACGTGCTGTTGAAGTTCGAGCGCACCGACGCGCAGCTCGAGTATCTCCTGCGCGCGGAGTGCATGCTCCGTCCGGGCACTTCGTGGCTCTTCAAGGTTGCCAGTGATGGCCTTGCCTACGAGTCTCGGGGGATGCGCGTGCGTGCGGACTCGAAATACCTGCTCGTGAGCACCGAGCCGTTTGGGTGCTCACCCGTCGCGCGCCCGGTCGAGCTGACGTGCCAAGGCGCACACGCCGTGCTCCTCGACGTGCCCGCAGCGCTCACGCCGGAATGGGAGCAGGCGCTGAAGCAGTTCCAGATCACCCAGGCGAAATCGATCGAGGTGTGGCCCGCTGGGCTCGCGGCGGTCGCGTGGGACGGTGAGGGATATGGCGAGTGGCTCGCGTCGGAGACGCCGACCCTCGCGATCCGATCGGACCACGCGATGGACGAGTTGACCATTGCGATGGGGGATGGCCCGTCGCTCTCGTTGACGCTGACCGACACGCCGCCCGGCGAGGCAGTCTTCGTCGAACTCCCGCCGTTGCCGGTCGGGCTCCACAAGTTCAGCGTCGCGGCGCGCAGCGGGATCAGCGCAGACTCCGAGGTGATCGGCGACCTCGAAGTCGTCATGCGTGTTCGCGAAGCCCGCCCCTGGTCGCCTGGCTCGACCACGCACGGCCCACTCGAAGTGGAGTTGGACCCCGCCGCGCCCTCGCTCGAACACCTCTGGGAAGGCAAGGCCTCCGTTCTCATACGTGGGCCCGCTGGACGACAGGCTGAGTGCAGAGTGCGAATGTTCGCGCACCCGGGAGAGGCGCCGTTGTTTGAGCACCAACTTCCGCCGATCACGTTGCCGCTCTCGAGCGAGGAGTGGACAAGGCACTTCGAAGCGCACCTTAAGAAGGACAAGGATGCGCAGCATGCCTACGACGACTCACACGTCTGTGAGGTCGAGTTCTCCGCCGACGAACTCGGCGGCTTCACTATCCATTGCGAGCGCGAGTTCACGCCGCTGCGGTGGTCCGTGCGGCGAGAAACGGCTGGATTCATCGCGCGCCTGCACGATGACGCTGGCAGCGGTGAGCCAATCATCCAGCGATTCTCATTCGAGCGGCCCACCATCGGAGAGGCGCTGTCTGCCGCCAGAGACCACCTCGCGCCCGAAACCGGCGGCCTCTACGTCGCAACTCTCCCTGAGTTCATGGCATCGATCATCGTGCCTCCGATCGTCAAAAACCTCGCCCAGCTGAGGTGCGAGCCCCAACTGGACGTTGGGAGTCGCACCGTAGGGCACATCGTGCAACTCGTGCGGTTCGCTCGTCCCTGGAGCAGAGCACGGCTCTCTGGGGACCTCATCGCAGGAGTTCGGCGGCGAACCGTTCTTCGCTCGTTAACGGCGCGCATTTGGGCGCTACTCGGCGGGGACCACTGGGGCCACCTGGAAGACGATTTCTTCAGAGACGAAATTGGTCTTGCAACACTACGACAAGCGATCTCTTCCAAAAGGTCGTCAAGCAGATTCGACCGGACGGCAACTGACCCCACTCAGATCTTCCCGCGCGACCTGTTGAAACAGTTGGGTACCGCGCAGCTACATGAACGAGGTGCCGCACTTGTCGAACTCATTGAGCGGTTACGACTGATGCCATATTCCGCGAGATGCCGCCCAGCCGCCCCCGTGGGTGCTCCGAGCGCTCTCGGTACTGCATGGCTCGCGGAGTTTGCGCTCCGCATGGCGAGTGACCCGACGGCCCTTGACACCTGGACTGGAAGAGAACTCGAGGACGGAATCAAGAACCTACTTGAAGCACCGACCCTAGCCCGCGCCGCGCGGTTCTTGGTGCTCGCGGTCGACCAACAGCGGCAGTCTGCCGTCCAATCAGGCGAAATTTACGCGGGATGGCGGTGGTCGGCATGAGACGTCTCACCGCCGAGGAAGTACACGCCCAGAAGATCCGCGAGCTCGGGCTCGACCCGGAGGCGCTCGACCTGACGACGCCGGAGGGGCTCGCGGGAGCGCTGCGCCGGGCTGCGAGTTACCTGTGTCCGTGCTCATCGGCGACACTCGTGCGTGCCGTCGTGGATCCGCTACGGGGCCTGGTGCCCGACCTCGAGAAGGCGAAGGAACTCGTCCAGGAGACGCTCGAGGCGATGATCTCGCACGGCGACATCCTCGAGCAGCCCGAGTTGCAGGAGGACGGCTCGCCGTCGGCGCGCGTGCTACTCTATGCCGCACCAGCGAGCTTCGTCGTCCGCCAGAGCGGGCTCGTGGTACTCCTCGGGGTCGCCGCAGACCAACTCTCGCCGCTGCCTTCGGAACTTGAGCGTCGCATTCAATACCTCGGGCACGTTCGCAGGCTGAGTCCCTTGTCCGGGACCGAGGATCTGCGCGGCGAACTCCGCGAACTCGGGCTGTTCGAACTCACGTCCGACGCGTGGCTGAAAGGCCCCAAGCCCAGCGCCGCATCGCTGGCCGTGGCCGCGAGTGATCAAGCTCTCGACGTCGTCCCGCCGTCGAGGGACATCCCGGGGCTCCAACTCCTCGATCCGGCGAAGCCGGTCAGGTACTACCGTGGACGCTGGACCGAGCCGAAGGCGCATACAGGTCGCTTTATCGCGCGGCGGCAACAAGCCTATGGGGCTGATCTCTGGTGCTACGTCCAACTCACTAATGGTCAACCAGAGCGGATGATCGACTTCCCGAAGCGGGGAAGCCGGTGGCGCGGCTGCGACGAAGCCTGGCACCTCCAGATGGCGATCGACGCGCAACGCGATTCGCCACAGCGCTTCCGCGTCACGTCCAGCGGAGACGCCGTGGTCCTCGAGTTTTTCTCGCCGGCGCCTGCATGGGCGCGTCGACGGTGGGACGCAATCGGCGAGCCGGTTCCGAGCGCTGGCAGCCTCTTCGCTTATCGGATACCCAAGACCGAGATCGAAGAGGAGCGGCGGTTTGCGAGCGAAGCGCTCTGGCTTGAAGAGATAACGACGGGTTTGAAGGGGCGAGGTGCTGAGAGATGACAAGACCGCTTAAAGCGCGGCTGGAGCAAGGAGTCGATGCCGCGTGCCGTATCGAGATCATCGAGCAGGAACTCTGTCCACCAGAACCCCAACTGCTTGACACATGCGTTCTACAAAATCTTGACTGGGTAGACCGCAGGATTGAGTCAGGAGGTTCCATTACGTGGGATGACGGAGCAGTCGCCGATCTCACGAAGAGGTACGGCGCTGAATTGGCGAACGACCTCATAGACCTCGGCATTCTGTACAAGGAATTCGAGGATCGCTCTGGCTATCCCTGGCTGGTTTCCCGGGCTGCCCAAGGGGAAGCGAGCCTCGCCGATGGAGTCAAAGGTGTGAGGCTCTTATCACTTTTCGGCTTCTTTCGTGGTCACCAGGATGACTGGTCCGACGAAGCCTATCCTGGTATCGCGAAGGGACTATTGTTCGCTCGTCGACGCAATCGGGTGTCGCCGCTGCTGCTCCGTGGGTTAGGCGTGACGTCTGTGGACGAGATCTATTCGGCAACAGGTCCGCTGTCATTCCTTCCGGATGAGGGCGACAGGATGGTTGCCGCTGAGGCCTTGATCGCGAACGTCCCGGTCTTGTTGACAACAGACCAGCGAACATTTTGGAAGCACCGTATTGAGCTCGATGCCTTTGGGTTGGCAGTTATGCGCCCGACAGAACTGCTCAAACTGTACGAACCGTACTGGCAGGCGTTGGACGAAGAGTTCATGCGGCGCAGTGACACGCAGCGATGAGATCGAACGCTCCAACTGCGGGTACATGGCTCTGGAGAGAAAGAGGCTGATTATGGCGCTGACCATTGGCGAGACGACCCAGCAACTCCACCGCGCCCTGCGCGACTACATCGAGGCCACGTACCACGTGAGCCACCGAACACTCGTCGAACAGCGCAGCGCGCTTCTCGATCAGGTCGGCGTCATCCACCAGCGTCCGTATCTTGAAAGCACGCCACGCTACAAGCCGGGAAAGAAGTTCGTGGATCTCGGCCTGCCGCCTGCGGCGCTCGACATCTTCGCGTCGGTCTCCGCGGCGAAGGGCAACCTCGGGCTGCTCATCCACGCCCCGCCGTACCAGCATCAGGCGCTCTCGACGCAACTCTCGCTCGTTGACGGACGCAGTCTCGTGGTGATGACCGGCACCGGTTCAGGAAAGACCGAGTGCTTCCTCCTCCCGATCCTCGGCAAACTTGCCACCGAATCGGAGGCGAAGGGCAAGGAGTTCGGCGAGACGAGCGCCGTGCGCGCGATGGTGCTTTACCCGATGAACGCGCTCGTCAATGATCAGCTTGGACGTCTCCGGCTGCTGCTTGGCGATCCGCGCATCGTCCAACGCTTCGTCGACTGGTCCGGACGCCCTGCGCGCTTCGCGCGATACACGAGCCGAACGCTGTACCCTGGCGTTCGCGACAAGGATAAAGACCAAGACCGCTTGAAGCCCATCGGGAAGTACTACGTCAAGGCGCTTGAACTCGCCTCCGGTCCTCAGTCGCCGGAGCAAGCGGCAGCCGCTCACCTCGTGGACGAGTTGAAGAAGCGCGGCAAGTGGCCAGCGAAACCCGACCTCGCGGCATGGTACGGCAATGGTCGCTGGCTCGATAAGAACGGCGACTTCAAGCGCTGCGTCACGCTCCCGGAGGACCCTGAACTCGTCACCCGTCACGAGGTCCACGCAGCACCACCCGACGTCCTCGTCACGAACTACTCGATGCTCGAGTATATGCTGATGCGCCCGCTCGAGCGGCCCATCTTCGACCGTACGCGCGAGTGGTTGCAGAAGAATCCCGAAGAGCGCTTCCTCCTCGTCATCGACGAGGCCCACCTCTATCGCGGCGCGCAGGGCGCCGAGGTGGCGCTGCTCATCCGACGCCTGCGGACGCGTCTCGGCATACCCCCGGAACGCCTGCAGGTCATCTGCACGAGTGCCAGCTTCAAGGACGCGGACTACGCAGTCGAGTTCGGCGCGCAGCTCTCGGGCAAGGATCCCGCCGACTTTCGGAAGGTCCAGGGGGACCTCCTGGAGCGCCCCGGTGCGGCGAAGGGGACGGCCGCCGACGCAGCCGCGCTGGACGCATTCGACCTCAACGGCTTCTACGAGGCAGCCAGCGACGCAGACCGTCTCAAGGTGATCGAGGGCTTCCTCAAGTACCGGAAGGTCGCGGCGCCGTGGGAACTGCAGCCTTCGCTCTATAAGGCGCTTGAGTCGTTCGGCCCGATGTCGAGCCTCGTCAATTCGACGATGAAGGAGGCCCAGCCCGTCGACGAGTTGGGCGCCAAGCTGTTCGAGGCGGACGTCCCTGCCGAAGTCGCCGCGCGGGCAGTCACGAACCTCATCGCGCTTGGCAGCGTGGCGCGCAGGGAGCCGACGGAGCCTGGTCTGCTGCCGTGTCGAGTCCATTCCTTCTACCGTGGGCTTGCGGGCCTGTGGGTCTGCATGGACCCGAACTGCACGAGCATCCCCGCCGACCAACGTGGTGGCCCCGCAGGCAAGCTCTACAGCCAGCCGCGCGACACGTGCGAGTGCGGCGCGCGCGTGTTGGAACTCTTCACGTGTAGGAACTGCGGCACGGCTCACGCGCGCGCGTATACCAACAACGTTGACAACCCGGATTTCCTGTGGGCGGAGCCCGGCGGTGCATTCCGGACGCTCGCCGGGTTTGTCGACGAGATCGCTCCGCTCGACCTCCTCCTCGAGAAGCCTGTCTTCAATGACTTGGCGGAGCCCGCTGAGTATGACCTGACCACTGGCCGGCTGAACCCGCAGAAGCTCGGAACACGGAACAGGAAGGTCTACATCCGGGCGGGGCGGACCCACCCCGTGACGGATGATGAGCCGCAGGACGCGAATCCGGGCGAGTTCCGGCCCTGCGCCGTATGCGGAGAGCGCGCGGCCTTCGGGCGCACGTCCGTCCAGGATCACCAGACGAAGGGCGACCAGCCGTTCCAGGCGCTCATCGCGAAGCAGATCCAAGTGCAACCCCCGAGCCCAGTGCCCGCGACCCGCCTCGCGCCGCTGCGTGGGCGCAAGGTTCTCATCTTCTCTGACTCGCGACAGACGGCGGCGCGCCTCGCGCCGAACCTGCAGACCTACTCGACGCAAGACGCGATCCGTCCCCTCATCGTCGCGGGCTACGAACGTCTGTCGAGCACGGCCGCGATTGCCCCGTACCTCTCGCTCGACGACCTGTACTTCGGCGTGCTCATCGCGGCGAAGGAGTTGGGCGTAAGGCTCCGGCCAGAGCTAAAGGCGGGCGAGAGCTTCCAGGACGAACTCGACGTGGACGCCGCCATCAAGAGCGGGGCGCTGACAAACCCTGCGGCGCTGATGCCGCTCTGGGGGAAGTTGCGTGCATCGCGACCACCGGAGTCGTTGCTGCGCGCGATCGTCAACTCGCTGGGCGACCGATACTACGGCCTCGAGGCGCTCGCGATCGCGTCGCTCCGTGAGCGCGGCGACCACTCGACATGGGTCGAGGCGCTTCCGGACATCCCTGGCTTCGCGATTACGCCCGAGCAGAAGCTGGCGACCGCGCGCTCATGGATTCGGTGCTGGGGCCGCGCCGGCCTGTGGATGAGCCAGATGCCACCCGCGTGGCGCAACTCGGGCCGTCAGTACCAGGCGCGCTCAGGCAAGTTCGACGAGATGGATCGGCTTATCGCGGACAAGCCCGCGCGAACGTTCTTCAACAAGGAGTGGCTGCCCAAACTGCTTCAGCGCTTCGGAGAGCAGGTCGCGCCGAACAAGTTCTACCTGAAGGGCAGCGAACTCTCGCTCTACGTCGGCGGTCCATGGGCGTACTGTCAGTCCTGCAAGACGGCGCAGCGCCCGTTCCCCGGCCGCACGATCTGCGTGAACTGCGGCCAGCCCACTGCGACGCCGATCGACCCGAACACCGACAAGGTCTTCGTCGCGCGCAAGGGCTACTACCGCGCTAGCACCGTCGACGCTCTGAAGGTCCCGCCGTCGCCGCCGATGGCGCTCATCGCCGCGGAACACACCGCGCAACTCAACACCGCCCAGGCCGACGAGGTTTTCTCGAAGGCGGAGGAGCACGAGTTGCTCTTCCAAGACGTGGACCTCGGCAACGACGGGACCGGCCATGACCGGCCCGCCATCGACGTGCTCTCCTGCACGACGACGATGGAGGTCGGTATTGACATTGGATCGCTCTCGGGCGTGTCGCTGAGGAACATGCCGCCGGCGCGCGCGAACTACCAGCAGCGCGCAGGTCGCGCCGGTCGTCGAGGGAACTCCGTCGCGACCGTCACGGCCTTCGGCAGCGCGGACAGCCATGACGAGCACTACTTCTCGAACCCCGACCAGATGATCCGTGGCGCGGTCGATGACCCGCTCCTCACGCTCGACAACAGCGAGATCATCCGACGGCACGTCACCGCATACCTGCTGCAGCGCTACCACCAGGACAAGCTGCCTACAATCAAACCGGAGGAGCAGCCGCACCTCTTCGCGGTGCTCGGCACTGTGGCTGACTTCAAGAAATCCGCGAAAGTGCTCAACCGATGGGACCTGAAGAAGTGGCTCGAGGCGAACGAGGCGGCCCTTCGCGTTGAGGTCGATGCTTGGCTCCCGCAGCAGTTCTCGGCTGCAGAACGGAAGCGCCTCCTTGACGAACTTGTGCCAAAGACGATGCAGCCGATCGATGCGGCGATCGAGTTCGAGCCTCCGGCAAGCGTGGCAGCGTCGGCGCCGGCAGCTGCGCCCGCTCCCGCCGCCTCAGGGGACACGTCCACGGCTCCGAGCGCAGATACCGCGCTCGAAGCGCCTGACGAGGAGGGCGAGGAGAAGCCGGGGCGTGACCCGGCCTCAGAGAACCTGCTCGACCGGCTCCTCTACCGGGGTGTTCTTCCTCGCTACGCGTTCCCGACCGACGTCGCCACGTTTCACGTGTTCGACACAGTCAACTCGACGATGTATCGGCCCATCTTCCAGTTCACGCCATCGCAAGGTCTAGCTATCGCGCTCTCGCAGTACGCGCCTGGTAAGGAGGTTTGGATCGGCAACAAGCTCTGGACATCCGGGGCAATCTACTCGCCAATGCGCGACGACCGATACCGCGCGTGGGTGGGACGGCGGCTCTACTACGAATGCAGCGTTTGTCACTACGCAAGGACCACGACATTCGCGGGCGGTTCACGTGGAGAGACGATGGACTGCGAGGCGTGCGGCGGCGTCGGCACGTTCGGTCCCGCGACGCAGTGGCTGCGTCCGCCAGGCTTCGCGCACCCCGCTGGCAAGCCCGAGGGGACGACGCCTGACGACGTGCCCGCCAAAAGCTATGCGACCCGCGCGAAGCTGACTGCTCCGTCGCCCGCTGACGCCTCGAAGTGGAATCAGTTGAACCAGCGGCTCCGGGTCCACCACACGCGGCAGCACCTCCTCGTAACGAACCGAGGTCCAAGGGAGGAAGGGTACACATACTGCACGAAGTGCGGGCTGATCGAACCCACGGCGAGCCCGAAGGACACCGTGGGCGCAGCCCATCGCAAGCCGTACCCGGACATCAAGGAGCCGATGTGTCCCGGAGGTGGCGCGACTAAGGGCCTCGTGTTGGGTACGGACTTCATCACTGACGTCTTGCTCGTCGCGATCCGCGTTGACGCGCCCATTACGCTGGTCCCTGGTGTGCTCGCGACCGATGTCGCGCTGCGCACCATCTGCGAGGCGGTGACCAAGGCCGCGTGCGCACGGCTCGAATTGGAGGCGAACGAACTGCAAGCGGAGTATCGACCCGCTCTCACGCCGGAGGGGCGCGCTGGGCTCGAGGCGGAGATCTACATCTATGACACACTCCCTGGTGGCGCTGGCTTTGCAAAGCGTGTCGGGGACATTGGGCTCACGATCTTTGAGGACGCGCTGAAGCTGCTCGAGGTTTGTCCCGACAACTGCGACCGCTCCTGCTACCGCTGCCTTCGCAGCTACAAGAACAAGTTTGAGCACGACCTCCTCGACCGCCATCTCGGGGCGAGTTTGCTGCGGTTCATCCTCAACAATGCGGCCCCGACGCTGAGCCCGGATCGCGTTGCGCGCTCGACCAATCTCCTGTTCGAGGACCTCGATCGGCAGGACATCGAAGGGCTCACACTCGAGCGCGACAAGAAGATCTCGGTCGCGGGCCTCGGCGACGTCATTGCGCCTATCCTCGTGACGAACGCTAGCGGCGCACAGTTCGCCATTGGGCTGCATGGTCCGCTGACGCCGAACGAACCGACGGACGCGGATCTCAAGGACATCATGGAGTACGCGACGTCGCTGACCGTCCACCTCGAGGATGAACTGGTCGTGCGGCGCAACCTCCCGTTCGCCACGCAGAAGCTCATCGAAAAGCTCGGCTGAGGAGTCCCGGTGAGCACGAACGAGAAGACGCACTGGCGCGTCGTCACACCGGCAACGTGGCCCGCTCCACCGGCCGAGATGAGCGTGTCGACGTGCGCGGAGATCGAAGAGTGCCCACGGCGCTGGGCGCTCGGCGCTGCCGAGTATCCGGAGCTTTGGGGCGGGCGAGGCTACCCGCCGAAGCTCCAAGTCGCTGCGCTGGCGGGCAGCGTCGTCCACTTGGCTCTCGAGATCATCATGAAGCAGCTTATGCGAGCGGGCGTGCCTTCGCTGAGCGACCCGAGCGCGCCGCAGGTGCTGCGGGAACTCGGCGGATACACGCGCGTCGTGGAGGAGTGCATCGAGCGCATCCTCAAACGCTATGTCGACAACCCGCGCGCAGGCGCGTTGATGGAGCACGCACAGCGGACCCTGCGCGGCCAAGTGCCGACGCTTCGAGCGCGCGTACAGTCGATGCTGAGCCGACTTCGGTTGCCGAAAAATGCTCCGTCAGCACCTGCCGCGTCAGCGCCGAAGTCGGGCGGACCACCATCACGGCTCCCGCTCGTGAACGGGATCCACCCCGAGGTGGAGTTCCGCGCGAAGAGCATCGGGTGGAAAGGGAAGGTCGATCTCCTCGTTCTCGGCGACGACGCGTGCGAGATCACCGACTTCAAGACTGGCGCGGCTGACGAGGCGCACAAGTTTCAAGTCCGCGCGTACGCCGTGATGTGGCGGCTCGACGACGAACTGAACCCGTCGGGGCGCGTAGTGGATCGGCTCTTGCTCGCGTACGATAGCCAGGACGTCGACGTCGCACCGCCGAGCGCGTCGGAGATTGATGAACTCGGTCGTGAACTCCTCGCGCGCCGACAAGCAGCGGAAACCGCGTTGGCGGCGCGTCCCCCTTCGGCACACCCGAACACCGAGACGTGTCGTTATTGCGGTGTACGCCAACTCTGCGATGCGTATTGGGGCAGCGCCACACAGGTAGCCTCGGATGACGGACGCTTCGGCGACATCGAGTTGAAGATCACCGGGCGTCACGGCCCGACGAGTTGGGACGCTGTAGTCGTGCGTGCGCGTGATCTACCAGCGAAGACGCACGCACTGCTGCGGCTCCAACAGCACGACGAGTTCAAGGAGGGCGCCCGGGTGCGCGTGCTCGACGGCGCGATTGCCCGCGACTCAGAAGACGATGCTGCTCCCGCCATCGTCACGCTTGGTGTGCTCAGCGAGGCGTATTACGAAGTGTTGACTGAACAGGGAAAGTGACGGCTGATCCAGAAAAAGAATGCCTAGTTATTCCAGCATTGTCGCCTCTACCTGCCGCCGCACCACCAGCCCAGGCAGCACCTTCCCTCCGCCATACACCCATCGCCGCAGCTCCTTGGCAGCGCTCGGCCAGTCCCGTTGGTTGACCCGCCGGCGCAGGGTCGAGGTCTGCAGCCGCCCCGCCCCGAGGTTGAACGTGAAGTCCACGATGGCTGCAAGCCGGCTCTCCGGCTCGGTGGCGAGCACCGGACAGCAGCGCAGCGTGGCGTCGAGCGCGGATCGCAAATCGCGGGTCAGATAGACCTCGCCCTCATCCGCGGTGATCGGCGGATGGTCGGGCTTGCAAAGGTGCCCGTAGCCGATGGTCCAATACCCCGCCGGGCAGACATAGGGGTGCGCGCGGCGCTGGGGATCGTGCTTGGGAACACGATGGAAGCCCTCGAAGCGCTTGGCCAGGTCGATGGCGGCCGATGGGACTTCGATCACGTCCGTACCCGGTCGAACACGCGGCCCAAGAACCAGAAGTTCAGCACGCCGGCCCACAGCGCCTGGTCCGCCTCGGTCCAGGCGGCTTGTATGGCCGGAATCCAGTCCATGCCGGCATCGACCGCGCCGACGAAGGCGGCGGTCTTGGCGGCGCAGTACAGCGCCATGAACCAATAGGTGATGACCGGCCGCACGCTGGTGGAGAGGGCATCGGCCCATCGCACGCCGGATCGCTGGCCCTGGGCAGCCACGGCCTCACGCAGGGCCTCGACCGCGCCGCTGTTCCAGGCGGCCTCGCCGGCGGCGCCGATTTCAGCCATGCGCTGGGCGCCGCGCAGCTTCTCGAACTCCAGCGCCTTGTCCTGCATCGCCAGTTCATGGCCGCGTTCGCCCTTGCGGTCGAGCCATTTGAGGATCTCGGGCGCGAGGCGGAAGGCCCCGCCGAGGAGGCCGCCGAGCAGGGTCTCGATCATTGGCCACCTCCGAACACCTTGAGCTTGATGACGGCGCCTGCGACCAGGGCAAGGAGGAAGCCGGTGGTGACGAGACGGATCACGGTCTGCCAGGCGGTGTGCTTTGCGGCGTTGAAGGCCTCGAGTAGACCGCGCAACTCGCGGATGTCGTTCGCGGCCTCGGGACCATCAAGGCCGACGTCGGCGAGGGCTCGCCTCGCGCCGCGCTCGGCGGCGCGTACGAGCAACTCTTCGAACTCGTCGCGCGGCATGACAACCATGCCGTCTTGCAGGGTGGGTGGACTCATCGTTGGTCTCCGAAAACGAAGAACCCGCCGGGCGGCGGGTTCGATGGATAAAGGAAAGGGAAGCGATCAGACGGCGATGCCGGGGCTCCAGCCGGTCGCCTTGTAGACGGAGAGCACGCCCTCGTCCTCGATGAAGCAGGTCCAACCGATCTTGGGGGCGTGGTACTCCCACGTGGCCGCGACGCGCACCGCGATCTGGTCGGTACGGCCTGCCCAGACGCCAGTAGCCGACACCGGGACGATGTAGCGATCGCCGTTCGCGGGGCTGGCCGGCGGTGTCGCCAGGTCGCGGTCTTTGACCGACAGACTGACGACGGCACCCAGCCGTTTCAGGTTGGCGTCCATGCCGGCGGCCCAGCCGCTTTCGCCGAGGGTCCAGCCGTAATTGAGTCCGAGATTCGGATCGGTGATTGCGGGCATCAGATGCCTCCGTAGTATTTGTCGTAGGAAAGTCCGTAGCCCGCGCGCTCGAACGCGACCGAGTGCTTCTGCACGCTGATCACGCCCGAGCGGTTGGACTCGAGCTCGATGCGCAGCGCGGCGTTGGGGCGGCCGAGGCCGGAGTCGGCGGTGTCGTCGGCCAAGGTGTAGGTCTGGCTGGTACCGGTCAGACCGCTGTAGGTGCGGCGCAGGCTGCCCGCTTCCCCGTAGATGCGCAGCGTGTAGGTCACGCCGGCTTCGGGGCCGATGTTGCCGTTGGTCTGGGGCACGAGGCTCACCGTCTGGCTCAGCCGATCGCGGTGCGCCCAGGAGATCACCAAGTCGCCCTTGGCCACCGCCGGATAGGCGACGTTGTTGATCTTGACGTTGCCCGGCGGGTAGGGTCGGTTTTGTCGCCGGTTCATCGCCAGGGAATCGGTCGGCGCGGATGCCAGCGCCAGCGTGCCCTTGCCAGTCACCGTCAGCAGGCGCGCATTCACCGTTTCGCCGGCGGCGTACTCGGTGGGATCGACCCCTTGGAAGCCGTCCGCGAACCAGATCCGGCTTCCGCTCGCATGGGCCACCGGCACGGTATCGAGCACGCCGCGATTCACCGTCAGGCTCTTGGTCGTCGTGTTGATCGCGGTGACGGCGACGACCTCGTCATCGAGGTAGGCGTAGATCCCCACGGCAATCAGGTCGATGTCCACCTCGCTGTGGTAGGTCAGCGTGCTGGTCACGGCCTGGCCGACGTCGGTCGCGAGCACGGCATGGGGGCAGAACTCCCCCTGGCCCCGCAGGTTGTAGGTCGAGGCCGAACTGGTCTTGCCGTACAGGTCGTAGTTGAGCGCCCCGGATGCCGGGCGCCCGCCCAGGGTCTGCAGATAGCAATCGGTGGCGTCCAGGTAGGCGAGTTCCGACGCGGTCATGGCGCGGGCGATGTCCCAGTACAGCGCCTCGACGAGGCGTCGCGGCGTCGTCGCCGAAGGCGCCGGCACCGGGTCGGTCCACCCCGGCGGTTGCGGTGCCGTATAGCTCGCCTGCGGCAGACCGAAGACATCCTCGACCGCGTCGATGCCGATCGCCCCCTGCGTGAGCGTGCCCCCATCGATCGCGGCGATACGCATCACCAGGTTCTCGATGCCGAGCGTCGGCCAGGAAAGCTTGAATACGTCCCCGGGCGTCAGACTCCAGGCCCGTCGATTGACCTTCAGCCGCACCTTGGCGAGGGGCGTCGATACCGCCGCCAGATCGCGCATCGCCACGCGGGCTGCCAAGGCATCGGAGGTGATGCCGGGATAGCGCCGCGTCTGCGACACCACCGCGCCCTGGGCCTGGATGTTGGCCAGATCCTGCACCGTGATGCTGGTTTCCTTGAAGGTGTCCGACTTGGTGTAGATGAGCACCAGCTCATTGGTCGTCTCGCCCCAAGCCGCGCGCTGAAAGCTCTCCAGCTCGATCACGTTGGTGGGATCGAGCACCGGCAGGTTCGCCACCGCGTAGTTCGCCCGTACCAGCTTGAGCACGAAGCGTCCGGTCGATGGCGAGGTGGTCAGCACGCCTCCGATGTGATCCAGCACCTCGCGCACGAACTGCTCGATCGTGCTCTGCTGCAACCAGATCAGGTTCAGCCCGAACCCCTCGGACGAGAGCGTATCGGCGACCGCCTTGAAGCTCGCGTCGTCGATGCTCACCGACGGATACCCCATGCCCCAGGCGGAGTTCGTCAGGCACTCGTAGAGGATGTGCGCCGGATTGGCCGCGCCCGAGATCTCCGCCTTGGTCGAGTACCAGGCCCGAAAACAGCGCTTCACGCGCACCGCCCAAGGCTTGATGTAGGGGTTGTTGGCCGCGATGTAGACCTGGCGCAGGATCAGGCTCAGGAGGCCGCGATACGCCGGCTGCGGGGTTCCGATCGTCGAGGCCAGGTAGTCGTTCGCGCCCTGCGTCGATTCCCCGAAGGCCGCATCCACCGCGCCCGAGATCCCACCCTCGCGCTTTTCACCGCCGAAGAGCTCGGGCGCATTGACCGTGATGCGCCCGCTTGCAGTGAGGTTGCCGCTCCAGGCCTGCCGCTCGCCGACCTGGATCTCGGTGACGGCGTCGACCGGCCCATGGCAGATCGCCAGATGCATGCCGAGGTAGTAACGGTAGCCGACCGTGACGCTCTTGCTGCTACCGCCCATCCTCTCCTCCGGCATTCATCCGTTGGCGGGCCACTTGCACCACGTCCTGGGCCATGCTGTCGCCGGTGGCGAGCAGCACGTCCGCGGGCAGCCCCTCGTCGATGAAACGCGGCCAGTCGAGCCCGTGACGGGCGAACCATTCCCGCGCACCCCGGTTGCAGTACCCGAGGGAACGCATGTCGGCATGGGTCACGATCAGCTCGCTCATTTCTTGCCGCCCTTGGACTTGATCGGCGTCGTGCGCAGGTCGCCGTACCACACGACGTTGGCGCTCTGCACCAGCACCGTGCCGAACACCACGGGCACGGGGCGCCCCTCGTCGGCGGTCGGCGCATCGAAATCCTTGAGCTCGGCGGCCTGCGGTTGGGGCGGCTTGGGCGCGAGGGCATACTGGATCAGCGCCGTGACGATCCAGACGACGATTTGCATCCAGGGCATGGGGCACGCTCAGTAAATCGGACTTCCCCCGAAGGGGTTCTTGGTTGGGGTGAACGGAAAGCCGCCGAAGTTGGCGCTGTTGCCGAACTTGCTCTCGCAGGTGGCGAGCGTGTGGTCGCACCCCGGATAAAGCACGATCGTCGCGCCGACCGAGAGCCCCGGCGGCGCCGCCGCGAGGGTGATGCTGTCGGCCGAATGGGCCAGGATCATCCGCTTCTCGGTGATGCCGCTGGCCGACCAGGTGGCGAAACCGCCGGCGAAATGGCCGGGCGCGAAACCGGCGGCGGCCGGCACGCTGACGACCGTTCCGGCGATGGACCCGACCGTTCCCTGCACCCGATGGACGATGGGACTCGCCTGGCAGAGGCCGCCGTAGAGCACATGCGGGCAGTTGCGCTGGTACAGCCGCCGCAGACCGGTACGCTGCAGGCTTGTGTAGACCGGCTCGCAGTTGAGCTCGACCTCGGAGCCGCGCCATTCGGCATTGAGCACGCGCCCCATCCAGACCACCGCCGTCTCGGGATCGTTGCGGTGCTGCCGGTACACCGTCAGCAACGTCACCTCGGAAGGCGGGGTGGCGATGAACTCGCCGACGACCTCCACGTCCCGGGCCAGGGTGATCTTGAGCCCCGCACGCCCGATCTCATTGGTCTGCTCGATGCTTCCCCGCTTGAGGAGCACGGCGGTGTAGGTGAAGGCGTTGTAGACGACGTCCTGCGACCCGCTGGTGTATCGCCACGCGCCCGATCCGCGCCTGAACTCGTAGAGTTCGACGGGGCTGGCCGCATCGGTCGAAATCTCCCGGTCTGCGTAGGTCATAGGTCGTCCCGGAGGCTTCGCAAGGGCAGCACGACCTCGGCCACCTCGTCGGTGACGTGCGCGATCTCCACGTTGTCGGTGTCGAGCCGCACCAGGTGCATGAAGGAGATCCGCTGGAACTGGTGAGGCTGCAGCGTCGTGCCGAGCGTGCCGTCGATGGCGACCATCTCGCTCGCGGCATCGATCTCGGCGGCGGCGGTGATGCGGCGGTAGAACCTCGCCCCCGAGACGGTGGTGATCAGGAGATCGCGCCGCCCGACCGCCGCCACCGGCCCCTCGGCGTAGCCGCGGTTCTCCACGGTCAGGAAGGCGTCGGTGCCGCCGACCGGCGCGACGACCGCGAGGTCCGACTGGAAGCTCGGCAACCAGAACGGCTTCAGCTTGCCCGCCCGTGCCGCGAGCCACGCGCGAAAGGCCGCGACGGCGGCACGACCCACGAGCAGCCACCGGTGCGTCCGGTTCATGCCGGCCACCCCGGTCAGGTCATCGATCACGCGACGGCCGGTCAGATAGTCGAGCTCCTGCCATTTCCGCCCGAACCGGCCTTCGAGATCCTCCGTCCAGTTGGGCGGCGTCAGCATCACCGGGTAGCCGAGGTAGTCCTGCGACTCGGAGGCGGGCGTGATCGACCATTCCTCTTCCAGTTGAAACTGGGACCGGGAGGCCGCGATCGCGTCGGTCAGGTAGGTCACGCCCAGGTCGTTCTGCACCCGGGCCGATCGCACCGGCACGATCTTTGTCCCGGCCGGCCAGTCATCGGCGATCGGATCGTTGAGCGTCACCGAGTTCGCAGTCACGGCGGTGACTTCCGCGAACTCGGAGCGCAACCCATTGACCAGTCCCACGATGCCGCCGACCGTGTAGTCCTTGTTCGCCGTCGAAACGGCGAGGCTCGTCGCTCCGGCCGGGATGGCGCTGGCGGTGATCGAGGCATCGGTCCAGACCGGCAGTCCATACACGCGCGCCTGCCAGGAGATCAGCCGGTTCTCCATCTGAACGCGCGCCTGATCGGAGCCCAGTAGAACCCGATACTCGAAGCTTCGGCGCGGCTCGGCGCGCAGGCGCACCCGCTGTTCGACGCCGACATGGGACTCCATCACGTCGGTCACCCACTCCAGCCGCTCGATGACGGGCTCGCTCCAATCCGGCGCGAAGACCCAGCCCACGATCCGACGACCGAGCGCCCGCAGGACGGGCGCGTCGAGCGCGAAGTCGAAGCGGAACGCGGCATTGACGACGGGCGGCCCGTTCGGCGTGACGGAGAGCACATAGATCCGTGACTCCAGCGGTCCGAAGCTCGTCGGCGGCGCCGAGGGACCGGACAGGGTCATCCCCTCGGCGTTGGTGGCGACGATGTCGGCCAGCGCGTTGGCTTCGAACCACGCGTTCCACACTTCGACCTCGCGCGTCTGCACCGACATGGTGTTGCCGAGGTCGATGCGGTTCGGCCGGATGTGGACGCGGTAGTAGTAGTCCTCGACGAAGCTGCGCGCGAGCATGCCGGCAAGCGCCCTGGGACTGCTGTCGACCGGCGCGTTGTTCGTGAGGGGGCCGAATCGACCGACGGGGATCGCCGAGGCCCGACGATCCTCGTAGAGGGCGTCGCCGAGCTGGTCCAGCGCCACCACGTTCAAATGGTCCCGCGTCCATTGCAGGAAGGCGGTGGGATAGAACCCGGTCAGGGCCGGCACGATCAGGGCCCGTCGTAGCGCACGGCGACCCCCAGGAGCCCCGTGCTGTAGTTGCCGTCGCTGTAGGCCACCTGCTTGCCGTCGGGATAGGCCGCGTTCTTGATGTGCCAGGGAAAGAGCTTCCAGCGATCGGTACCCAGCTCGATCACGTCGCCCGGGTTGTAGTTGGTGAGACGCACGAACCGCAGATGGCCGACGTGGCCGATGCTCATGTAGTGGCCGTCCGTGTTCTGCAGGAACAACTGGAACGGCGTCAGCACCGTCTGGCCGTTGAACACGTTCGGGTTGTACTTGTGGATCGGCGAGACGATGGTCGGGCAATGCACGCCGATCGCCGTGCTCCCGATGGGCGGCTCCCACACATAGCCGCGCAGTTCGCAGTGCAGATTGCTGGCGGCGTTCTCCTGGTAATAGCCGTTCCACGCGTCGCGCAGCTGCGGGCTCCAGAAGAGCGCACACTCTCTCGGGCTGCTCGGGTAGTAGGGTTGCTGCGAGCCGTCGATCAGCGAGCACACGCCGCCGTCCGCGGATGCCGGCGTGTGCTGAGCATGGAACCATCCGCCGCCGGCCCAGTTGCCGTACTTCTCGACCGTGCCGAAGCCGATGTGCTGGTGAGTGGTCACGGCGAAGTTGATCGTGCACCAGACGGTATCCGGGTTGTCGAACGCCGCGAGGTGATAGGTGGCAGAGGCCGGCCACGCGGTGTTGTAGATCCGGGAATGGCGGCCGCACAGGTCGGGCGCGACGAAGGTGCCGTTTCTCGCGCCCTCGATGCGGACCTCGGAAGCGCTCGGCGCCGACAGGCGGATGTAGGTCCCGGCCTTGCTCAGCACGTTGCCGTTGGCCGTCCAGCCGTTGGCCACCGCGAAATCCGCGATGGCGACGACCAGGTCTGCGGCCGACGTGATGACTCCGGTCTGATAGGCCATCACCCGATCCTCATGGCGAAGAAGTCGCTCAGCCCGTTGCGGGTCACGTCCTGCAGCACGACGTGGGTTTCGGTCCCGACGGTCACCGTGTTCTCGACCGCATTGCCGAAGCCGGTGACGAAATGCACGCCATCCAGGACGCCGTAGGTGTTCGATGTGTCGTACAGGGTGATCGGCAGCAAGGGGTAAGCGCCGTTGGTGTCGCGGAACGTCGTGGTCTTCGAGTACGGCCAAGCCTGGGGCTGAATCCACGATCCGTCGTTCTTGCGCAGTTTCAGCGTCGTCCGATTGCCCTTGTAGGGCAGGTTCACAGCGCTGTCGGAGTAGCGCGTCCCCGAGGCGGACGGCAGCGGCGCCCCGATCAGCAGCGGGTAGGGATACTGCTGGGGAGTGCCGAAGGGCAGCATCTTCCCCGCGTAGCTCGAGAGGTAGGCCGTGTCGACCTTGGCCGAGACGATGACGCGCTGACCGTTGCCGCTGAACCAATACGGGATGGGCTGATTCCACAGGGGGATCGCTAGGGCGGTCAGCGCGCCCGGCTGATCGTCGAACTGGGCGGCGCCCACGAAGCCCGTACAACCCGTGACGGCGATGTTGTAGTAATCGTTGGTCGGGCGATCGTACAGTTGGAAGTTGATGTAGCACGGATCGAAACCGGTCATGCCCGGCGCCTTGAACCACACCGCCGGCCGGCGCGCGTGGTTGAAGTCCTGGTAGATCTGCCATTCGGGCAGCAGCACCTGCCTGATTACGGTGCTGGTGGTGTTGCCGCCGTTGGCCGAAACGAAGATTCGCCAGTGGAGCTTCGCCCCCGGCGATACGCCGTCGATGGCGAACTCCTTCGTTTCGTTGTTGGCCCACGTGACGCCGGTGAAGGCCTTCCGGTCGGTCCAAGTGATCCCGTCATCCGACCATTGCAGCGTGAAGTCCCTGGGGGACTGGTTCGCGGTGGCGCTGCCGACCAGGGTCAGCCGGGCGATGTCGAACGGCTGGACCATCTTCCAGCGCAGCCAGCAGTTGGCGTACTGCCCGACCGCCGTCGCCCAGCCGTTCGCGTGGGCATGGTACGGGCCCTTGAAGGCAGTCCAGGGTTCCCAGTTGACCACGAAGGAGCTGGCGTCGATCTCGGAGACCCCGGTGTGCCGGAGCACCTGCCAGTTCTCCGAGGCCCCGAGTCCGGTGCTCAGGAACGTGACGAGTCGTTCGAAGAGATCCACATGGTTGGCGGCGGTGCCGATTTCGAATGCCATATCGTCGCCTTCAGCGCAGGACCTGTCGCACGGCGCCGGCGTTGCGCTGCAGGATGTTGAGGATGGTCTTCTCGCCAGCGGACGAGTTGAGGTAGTCGGCGGCCATCGCCGGGTCGATCACGTTGACGATGCGCACGCCCTGGCCCTGCGGTTGCGGGGGCGGCGTCTCGGGCACCAGCCCGCCGGCGGCGAAGGCGAGTCGGGTCCCCTGGATGCGCGGCCCGCCTTCGATGCCGTTGATCGCCTCCAGGAACGCCACGCCCACGCGCTTCACGGCGGCGGCATTGAGCACGTACTCGCCGGCGGAGAGCCGTGCCGGGATCGAGTCGCTGGTGGAGGTGCCCGGACCGGTGACGTAGCCGCCGCCGGCGAAGCCCTGGAACAACGACGAGACCAGCGATCCCAGGCTGAATCCGCCCGCACCGCCGCCTCCGAACAGGCTGCCGAACAGCGCCTCGGCGAGCTTCTGCGAGGCGATGCGGTTGATGGCGGCGAGCACCGAGCGGGCGAAGTCGGCGAAGGCGTCCTTGGCCGACTTGGCACCGCTGCCGATGGTCTCGAACATCTGCGCGAAGCCGTCCTGCACCGCCCCGTCGATGGCGACCGCCACGTCATCGACGACGAGCTTCACCTGCGCGATCTCGTTCTTCCAGGACTGCACGCGCGCCGCCGCCTCGGGGCCGATGGCGGTGGCGGCAGCCTCCAGCTGCGGGAGCAGTCCTTCCAGCGCGGTGCCGGTTTCCCGATGCAGCGCAAGGATCTGCTGACGGGCCTGGGATTCCGTGAGCAGCCCCGACTGGCGCTGCAGGTTGATCGATTCCTCGGCGGCGCGCATGCGCGCCAGAGCCTCGTTGAACTGCCGCTCGTAGGCGGCGAGGTCCGCGGCCGCGGCCTTGACGTCGATCAGGCGGCCCACGGTCGAGACGCCTTCGGTGTCGCCTTCGGTCCGCAGGCGCTCGATGAGGCCCTGGTACTGCCGCGCGATCACGGCGCGACGGTCCTCCGCCGTGGCGGCGCCCGTCAGGTCCAGCAGCTCCTCCCGCACGCGGGCGAGTTCCTCGCGCAGGCCGCGCTCGGCCTCGAGGGCCTTGCGGGCGTTGGCGACCTCGACGTCCCCCCGTTTGTTGTTGAGCACGATGAGGTCGGCCTCGAGCTTGGCGACCTCTCCCCGGGCGCGCAGCCGGCCGCCTTCGTCCTTGCCCGCGGTCGAGAGACGCCGCTGCTCGGCCAAGAGGCCCTGCAGGCGCGCGATCTCCGCATCGATCTCGCGAGTCTCCAGCGCGGTCTTGGCCGCGTAGTAGTCGCCGATGGAGATCAGCCGATCTTCGAGCGCCCGGTCGAGGGCGCGGCCTTGGGCGTCCAGCGCGTCCTTGAGGAGCTTCAGCTCCGCGTCCGCCTGCGACTTCGCCAAGGCCAGCCGGGCGGCGCCGCTGTCCGCCGCTGGTTTCCCCGGAGCCTGCAGCCGCTCGACGAGGGCGGGGTCGGCCTTGATGGCGGGAGCACGGATCGTGATGGGTTTGGGCTCGAACAGGCTGTCGCGGAACTGCGCCAGCTCGTCCAGGCGCTGGACGAGGCTGCCCTTGAGCTCGGCGATGATGGCCTTGGCCCCCGCGACGTTGCCGGAGAGGGCCTCGACGGCGGCCGCCATGCCGCCCCCGATGGCCTCGCCCAGGGCGACGAAGGACTTGCCCACGGTGGCCGCGCCCAGCGCCACCGTCTTCAATGCCAGCAGGATGCCGTCCAGCACCGCCCGCAGCGTCCCGCCTTCCTTGGCTGACTCCACCATGCCGAGCGCCATCTCGTTCATGGCCGGCAGGAAGGCCTCGATGATGCGGTTGCCGATGCTGGTCACCGCCAGGCGTACCTGGGCCAAGGCGTCGTTGAAGACCTCCGCCTGGGCGGCGGTGTCGCCCCCGATCTGCACGCCAAGGGACGCCAGTTCCGCGGTCAGCGCCCCGATGCCGTCACGTCCCTGGTTGAGGAATGGGATCAGGTCCGCGCCCGACTTGCCGAAGATCTCGACCGCGAGCGCCGTCTTCTCGGCACCGTCGGGCAGCGCCTTGAAGCGGTCTGCCAGGTCGAGCAGCACCTGGTCGGTGGCGCGCAGTGTGCCGTCCTGGTTCTGGAAGGCGACACCGATGGCCGCGAAGCTGCGGGCCGCGTCCTCCGTGCCGGTGGCCGCCTCCAGCATGCGGGTGGCGAGCTTGCGCAGCCCGCCCTCGAACTTCTCCGCCGAGACGCCCGACAGGTCCGCCGCCGGAATCAGGGTCGACAGCGACTCCACGGTGATGCCGACCCGTTGGGACAGCTTGCTGAGTGCGTCCGCCGACTCCAGCGATGACTTGACCATCGCCCCGAGCCCCGCCGCCGAGACGGCCACGCCGAGGTTTGCGAGCAGCCCGTTGAGGGAGCGCGCGGCGTCGCCCAGACCGCCGAGGTTGCGCTTGATCGAGTCGAACGCGCCCCGGGTCTGGTCGACGGCGGTGATCAGGAGTTGTGCGCGGTTGTTGGCCATCAGGTTTTCGCCAGTTCGTTCTGGATCGCGCCCGCGAGGCGCGGCAGCGTCCGCCGCACGGAGCCGGCGAGGTCGAGGCGTCGTTTGAGCGCCACGGACCTGACCAGCACGGCGACTGGGATCTCCTGGCCGCGCTTGATCTGCTTGGCGCCGGTGCGGGCACGCTCGGCACGCTTGAAACGGGCGAGCGGTGCGGCGTTCTCGCGGATGTTCTCGGCCATCAGGATGACCTTGCCGTCCTTCTCGACGAAGTAGGCGTTTCCGGAGCGCATCAGTGCATCCACCACCTGGCGGAAGCGCTTGGGGCCGATGCGCCCGGGCAGCAGCGGGATCAGCAGATTGCCGGCCACCGTGCCGCCCCGCTCGTGCACGCCCAACCAGGGGATCTTGCTGCCCACCAGCAGGGCCGGCAGCCGCGCGGGCTTCCTGTCGAGGACCTTTGCCCGCATGCTCGATACGAAGCTCGCGCGCTTCACCTGGAACGCCGTGCGCATCTGTGCGCGGGCAGCATCGCGCACCTCGCGCCCGCCCGACTGCATGCCGCGCGCGACCGCCTTGTGGATCGCCCTGCGGCGCTCGGCCGACCAGGCGGCGAGCTGTCTCGGGTCGAACAGGCCGGTGGTCGAGAGGCTAATCCGCACGGCCGAGCTCCCGCTGCAGCCGCTCGATGGCGCGCCGGTCGCCCTGGCTGCCGACCGCGGTGACCACGAGCAGGGCGTTGAGGCGCTCGCGCTCGTCGCGCGCCTCGGCGGCGAGAAAGGTCTCCATCTGGGCGAGGGTGTAGTTCAGGACGTCGGGGAGGCGGTGCCCGGAGCGGATGAGGCGTTGGAAGGCATCGCCCCACTCAGCCCTCCGTTCACCCGCGCGGCCGCGTGCTGCACGGCCGGCGCCAGCCGTTGCACGAAAAAATCCGCGTTTACCTCGAACAGGGCGGCGGCCAGCCGAACGGCATCGTCCAGGGAGAGCCGCTCGACCCATGCCCGCTCGCGGCGCGCGGTGACGGCGAGCGCGCCGAGCAAGGACTCGCCATGCTCGGCGAGCAGCGCCAGCCAGTCCGGGTCCGCCGACAGTTGCCCGGCGAACGGGCGCACGGCCTTGATCAGCGCCGGCACCTCGCCGACCCGGATCGGGGTGATCTCCAGGGACTCGCCGCCGACCTCCAGCATGACCGGGGACGGCGGGAAGGCGTCGAATGCGTTCATGGCGCACCTCCCTGTGCGCCACCCTGCCGGGCGCCCTGTGGGCGTGCAAGACGCCAATCCTGTCGTTTTGTCATCGGTCACCTCACAGCAGCACGATGCGGCCGAACTGGCCCAGGTCGCCGGCGGCGGACTTGAGCGTGTCGGCCAGCACCTGGCCCGAGAGCTCGAACTTCAGCAGCTCATCGGTGATGACCGAGAGCTCCTTGGCCGGGTTGATGGCCACGCGGTAGAGATCGATCACCACCTCGCGGTTGCCGTCGGCGGTGTTGAGCCCCTCGAAGCGCACCCAGCGCTCCGGCAGCGGCTGGGTGAACATCGCCGTGACCGAGGCCGTGCCGTAGGCGTAGTCCACCTTGAAGGGCTCGACGTAGGGGCCGCCGGTGGTGGCGTCGAGGATCGTGAGCGAACCGTGCTTGCCGTTCACCGAGTACTGCGCAGCCGGCAGGGTCTTGGGGGTGGCGCTGGAGTCCTTCACCACCACCGACGAGACGTCCTGCTTGGCGAGCAGGTAGAGGCTGCCGGGAGTGACCGGGTTCGGCAGCGCCTCGGCGGTGACCGTGCCCGGGCTCTGGGCGGTGGTGGCGCCGTAGAGGGCGAGCGCCAGGTTGGTCGCGATGAGCTCCTCCAGAGTGCAGGCGAACTCGCCCTTCTTGGTCTTGATGAGCTGCAGGTCGGTGAGGCGCTGGCCGCTCACCGACTCCTGGTGCTCCAGGGTCTCCACCGAGAGGGAGACCTTGAGCTCGGGCACGTTGCCCACGTAGGCCAACCCCTGCGGGTTGCCGAGTGCGTCGCGGGCGCCGATGTAGACGCGCCCCTGTCCGGAAAAGTAAGGCATAGTCAGTCTCCTTTACGGGTCTTGATCGGGGTCTGGGGTTGGGGGTCGGCCGGCCGCGCGGCTCCGCGCTCGATCAGCCATTGAGCGGCTGCCTCGTCGAGATCGAGGATCTCGCCGGGGGCGTGGAGTCGGCCGGCGTGGGTGTGCGGTTCGATGAGTTCGATGTGCATGGTGACTATCCTTTTTGGGTGAGGTCGGAGGCGAGCGTCCGGTAGCGGATCTCGTAGCGAGCGGGCACGGCCAGGGCTTGGCTGTCGGCGTCCTCCGCGTCCCACTCGCAGTCGATCTCGCGCACGCCCAGGGCCAGCCCTTCGAGGCTCGGCTCGGCCATCAACGCGCCGTGGGCCGCGACGATGAGCGCGTCGGCCACGTCGAAGGCGTCGTCTTCGCGCGCGAGCGCGACGAGCCTCAGCGTCAGGGCGCGGTCGAGCCGGTCGTTCGCCTGCGCGAGGACCTGATCGCCTTCGATGAACAGCTGCAGCGCGGGGCTCGCCTCGCGTGGAAGCGGTACGGTGGGCTGGCGATGCAGCGGCGTCGGCGCGATCGCGGGACCGATGCGCGCCACGACCGCCCGGACCAGGCGTTCGCGGACGGAGGGCGTCATAGCCGGGTCAGCTTGGCCTGCATCTCGGAGCCGTCGCGCAGCTGGCGGACCTCGCGCACCCGATACGGGCTTCCCGCGATCTCCACCGTGTCGCCGGCGGCGAGGCTGAGCCAGGCGCTCGGGTACTCGAGGTGGTAGTCGCGGTTCAATGCGAGCCCGTCGAGCGCCAGCTCGTCGGGGGCGCTGAAGACGCACTGCACCGTGAGCGAGCCCACCACGACCTCAGTGAGCAGCCCGGCGCGGCCGGCGGCCTCATAGAGATCCGTCACCTGCGCCATCACGCTGCCGTCAGCTTCACCAGCACACCGGGCCGGTGGCACATGGGCAGCGGGTTGCTCTGGGTGTGCAGGTCGGTGCCGCGGTCGAACTTGCGCGGCTCCTGCTTGGCGTAGAGCGGCAGGCCCAGGGTGTTGACCGTCTCGTTGAAGTCGGCGGGCGCGACGTAGGTGGCGAAGGTGTCGACGGTGCCGAGCGGGAAGCAGTGGGCCTCGCCCGCCGCGATGAATCGCCGGGTGGTGCCGGAGGCGTCGCTCGCCTGGCCGCGGTACTCCTCGAAGGTGATGCCGCCGAAGGTGAAGCCGCGGCGCATGTCGTTGATGAGTACCGCGCCCTGCTGCCAGTTCTTGTAGGCCTCCTCGACCTTGGCGTGGCCGGTCAGCGCGTCGAAGAACTCGGGCGAGCACAGGCAGTGCACGCCGATCGAGAACTCGCCCGAGAGGTTGTCCTCGATGTGACGCAGCACCTCGGCGCACTTGCTCTTGACGTTGGTGTTGGCGTTGCCGAGGGCGAAGTTCACGGTCTTGGGCGTGATGCCGAACTCGGTGTAGAGATTGACCAGCGGCGTGGCATCGGCGTCGAGGATCTCGCCCTTCAGCGCCCCCATGCGCAGGTGCTCCAGGGTGATGGCGTGCTTGTTGCGCATGGTCTCCAGGTGGCGGGCGAGCACGCCGGCCACGCTTTCGGTCTCGGTCTCCTGGCCGAAGCTGCGGATACCCTGGACCTCCTCGGGCAACACCACGTCGTCGTGCGGGATGTGCGGCACGACGAAGGCGCGCATCGCCCGCTTGCCGCGCTTGCCCACGGTACCGGGCGAGCCGGGCGGCAGGGTTGGCAGCAGGTTCAGCACACCGTGCATCTCCTCCACCACGACCTGGCGGGTACGCACCGGCTTGATGGGGAACAGGTCCAGGGTCTCCAGCCGCCCGTAGCGGTTGGGGATCAGGTTGATGGCGGCGGTGAGGCTCGCCATCGAGAAGGCAGGGTTGGAAAAGGGATTCTGCATGGTCAGGCTCCTTCACGAACGAGGATGCCGCGCGTCTCAAGGGCGGCGATGGCGGCGGACTGCTGCGCGGGCGTGATGCCGGTAGGCCAGACGAGCGCATGGCGGGCGACGATGGCGTGGCGCGCGACGATGACCGCATCGAGGTCGGCGGCGGTGGCGTCGGCATCGACGATCAGCACGCCGGCGGGCAGCTCGGTGCCGTCGGTGGCGGCCGGGTCGAGCGCCTTCAGCTTGTTTGTGGCGGTCTCACGGCCGACGACGCTGCCCAGGACGAGGCTCTGGCCGGCGGCGACCGTGGCCGGGTCGCGCGAGTACAGGTTGGGCGCCTCGTACTTCAGCAGGTCGCCCAGGTTC